GGATTTGTTTGCATAAAGAGTTTCAGATTCGATACGGCAAAGACCATATGTCAGTTGTCAAGTTGAAATCTACACTAAAGAATTCGCCGATAAATATTCCTGATGCACCATTTACACAACCGATACAGGCAATGCCTGATGATGTAAAGAATAAAGATAGTATTACTGCTTACAGAGATTACTATATAAAGTATAAGAGAGGTTTTGCAACATGGAAAACTACAACACCAACATGGTTCACAGAGGGAATAAATGCCAACATACATATTTAAAAATAAGAAAACAGGAGTAGTCTATGAGGACTTTATGTCGATTACAGACATGCAGAAAATCATATCTAATCCTAATATGGAACTAGTAATTGAATCAGTAAATATTGTGTCATCTCAAGGCGATAATATTGATGCTAAAACTGATGATGGTTGGAAAGAAACATTGTCTAAAATATCAGAGGCACATCCTGATAGTGAACTTACTAAACAATATGGTAAGCGAAGAAGTAACAAAGATGTTAAAGTTGAAAAAATCAGAAAGAAACACAGAGATAAATCTTTGCGAAAAGCCCAAGGAATTAACGAACTTAAATAGTATAAAAGATATAAATATAACTAAAGAATATAAAGGAATAAAGTTATGTGGAAGTATCTTGGTTACGCCGGTATCATAATACCAGTATTGGGTGCAACATACGGCGGATTACAAATAGCATCTAATTTAGAAACTAAACTCAATGGCGCTTACGAGATGGCAGAAGATGCCCATGAGCGTATAGGTGGTATTGAAGGTCGTATAGACTTTGAAACTGAAGAAGCAAAGCGTGATATCGAAAATGGTTTAGAAGGACTTAGTAATAAGTTAGACAATCAAAAAGAATCTATGTCTTTTAAAGTAAGTGAATTTCAAAGAGAAGTCTTACAAATTCAAAAGATTCTAAGTGTTCTTGAAGGCACAACACAAAATCTTGAAAAGAATTCATTTAGTAATGTTACAACGACACAATTAGATGGTGTAAGAGAACTTGTATATCAAGTCAGAGATGCTAACATGGGTAAACCTGACAACACTCAAATGTTATATGATTTACAAAGACAAATAGAAGATATTAATCGTAGAATGAGTGAACTACACAACGGAAACTGGAACTAATGGCAGACTTTGACTTTTTAGATGGATTTGACTCAGTCGGCGATTGGGGTTTCACAGGCGTTTCAAGTAAACCAGCAGAAACATCAGCATCAAGTACACAGGCAACAGCAGATGTAGTTAAACAAACTGCTGCAGGCGTTGGCAAGGCAGTATCTACTGAAATCATTGGACGACTAGAAACAAAACTAGACAAGATACTTCGTGAAGTTACAGGCGCCTCAGAAAAGATTGATGCTAAGAATGAAGTTGAATTTGAAATCGCAAAATCACAGATGGACGATGAGTACGATTTACGAAAAGATAATCTTGGCAAAATACAAGCAGACAAATTTAAAGACCTAGAGAAGTTAATCATACCACTTCTTATCAAACTAGCAAAATCACCCGAGGCATATATTCATTGGCCCAATCGTGCAGAAGTAATCGAAGCACAACTCAAAAAGATTATAGCAATCACAAGAAATTAGTTCACAAAACGCTTGACAAAACCTTCAATCTCTTATATAATATACCTAATATATTAAGAGGAGAAAGAAGTGGCTAAAACTACTAAAAAAATAAATGGATTCACTGCTGTAAAACCTAGTTTTATGAGGAAGTGTATTCACACATTCAAATGTATGTTCAACAAAGACTGCGAGAAGATTGCTAAAGAAGAACTCGCTGAAATGTCTAAATCACAACTAGAACTAGTTGGTCGTGATAACGGTATTGAACTGGACAAACGCAAAACTAAAAAACAACTTGTAGATGAGCTATATGAGGCTATGTAATGAGTGATGATTTAAATAATTTGATGAAACTTAAATATCCTGATAAAGAGTGGAAAACATTCACACATACACCCTTACTACAGCAGATGCCAGAGGTTTATACAGAAACTATTAATAAGAATAGATTCTATGTAACACCAGAAGGTAATAAGTATCCTTCTATTACAACTGTTCTTTCAGGCAGAGCGAAAGAAGGCATCAACGCTTGGCGTGAGAGAGTCGGCGAATCTGCCGCAAATAGAATAATGAGAGCTGCCTCATCACGAGGAACTGCTGTGCATGAACTTGCTGAGAACTATTTAAATAATGATGAACTGGTAAATCAAGAGGTATTACCACTCTTTATGTTTACCCAACTGAAGTCAGAACTAGATAATATAAATAATATTGTTATGCAAGAAGGCGGACTCTATAGTGATAAGTGGGGTATCGCAGGTCGTGTTGACTGTATCGCTGACTATGATGGTAAACTAACAGTCATAGACTTTAAGACATCTACAAAAGAAAAGAAAGAAGCATGGATTGAAAACTATTTCATTCAATGTACTGCTTATTGTGAGATGTATGAAGAACGATATGGGCAAGCAATTGACCAGATTGCTATTCTAATAGTATGTGAAGATGGTACTGTACAGACCTTCGTGAAAGATAAAAAAGACTATGTACCTTTGTTACAGCCAGCGATTGATGAATTCTGGACTGAACAAGATAGATTAGCACAAATGCTAAGATAGTCAACCGAATTCTCATTGACGGTGATTAAGTAAAGGTGATGGACTTGGGTTCGACTCCCAACATCTCCACCAAAGTATTTTATATAGAATATTTTTGTGGGGATGACTTGGACTTCGACATTGCTATTGAAAGATTACAAGAGAGGATAGTCCTAAGACTTTAAACTAAAAATAAAAGCAAACTCTAACCAGTACGCTTTAGCAGCCTAGGCCGCTAAGGAGGTTGCCAGTACCTTCTAACCCAAACTGGCACTTACATTAATCAAAAGGTGAACACATGACATACTTCTGTTTCGGTAATGGTAAATCAAGAATAGGTTTAGACCTCGACAAATACAAAGAACACGGCGTTGTGATTGGTTGTAATGCAGTCTATAGAGATTTTACTCCTGATATTTTAGTCGCACTAGATACGGCAATCGCTCATGAAATCTATCGTTCAGGATATGTGTTTAAAAATACTGCTCATTTAGGATACTGGACGCCGATACCAATGATGGTCGTTGATGATTTATTAAACTCAGAAACAGGACCTGTATCACTATCGCCAGCAGATTTAGATTTCACCCATGAGGCAGTCTATCACGGCGATGAAACTGAAAAGGGTATAACCTATGTAACAGGAGTTCTTAGACCTGATAAAGTGGTAGACATAGAACCAGGTATAGACGAATTTGCCTATGCGACAGGTACAAGAGCAATCTATTTGGCGTGTGAACTCGGCGCAAAAGAAGTTTATATTATCGGTCATGATTTGTATTCAACTGATGAAAAAATAAACAATGTCTATGCAGGCACCCGTTGTTATCATGGCGAAGATTCACCATTTAAAAGACCTGATAATTCAGCAAAAGATGATTTAAATCACTGGATTAAACAACATAAGAACACATTCGACACATTTAAAGACACAAAGTTTTACAAAGTAACCCCAAATGCTATCGGAACAAGTCCAATAGATGTTATAATACCAGAGTGGCATGACTGTAATAATTTAGAATATATTACACAACATGAGCTTGACAAACAATTCAAAGTATAGTATAATAGACCTATGAAAATGATAATCACACCTAATAAGTTTGCACTTCTTATTGAAGAAACAGTTAAGACTAAAAAGATGACCTACATAGATGCCATTCTTTGGTATTGTGAGAAGAACGGAATCGACCCAAGTGATTCTAAAAAACTAGTAAACAAAGCATTAAAAGAGAAAGTGACCTATGAGGCACAAAATCTTAATCTATTGAATATAGATAAAGTACCACAACTTCCTATATGATAAATCAAAGATTTGCAATACTGTCTGCTATACCAGCAGAACTGATTGGTTTCCCAGAAGAACAATTTGAGAGTCAAATCTTATATACTGGCGTTGGTAAGATTAATGCCACAAAGGCGATTATGAAACACGCAGTTCATTTGAAAGAGTGGAACTATTCAGTCATTAATTATGGCACAGCAGCCAAAGTTTGTCCTAATGTTGATGTCGGTAAACTCTATGAAGTTACTAACTTTATACAGAGAGATATGGATGTAACACCACTAGGATTTCAGAACTATGAAACTCCATGGGGCAACAGAAACATATCATTTCTGACTACAACTTTAGATGGCATTACCTGTGGTACAGGCGATAGTTTTTATCTTCACGGCGAATCAAAACAAACTGATTACGATATAGTTGATATGGAATCATATGCACTTGCTTCGGTCTGTAAAGAATATGATATACCATTTCGTTGTTTCAAGTATGTTTCAGATGCTGGGGATCCTGACGAATGGAAAGAAAATGCATCAAAAGGTGTAGATTTATTTTTAAACAAACTAAACGAGATAACAAAAGGATAATGAATGGATTCGAAGTATATAAAGTCTATCTGGCAATCAAACTCCATTTCACAAGTAAAAACCAAAGCTATGACTTTCATAAGCACGGCGGACGAACAACTGCACGATTGGAAACATTTACTAAAAGAAGGGATAGGTATTTCTTTCATAAGCTTTCTAAATCTTATAACGATATCACTATTGTTGATTACTTTGTTAGCAACTTTGTTACTAATACTAATCTATGGGTTGGTGACATCATCGGTCACTCTGGCGACGAAGCTTATAAAGAATGGTCTAAGAGATTAGAGTCATTACATTATTATTATGAACAAGACATTGACTACATGATAGAAAGAATGACGGCGAACAAGATGAGTTTTGATGATATATTTACATCTAAAGATGGGCAACACCCACCGATATTAAAGATGGTTCTGTCTAAAAAGATATGTGTTGAAACATTTGTGATACTAGAAGATATACTTTCATTTGCAAAGCGACTAGATAAAGATATATCAGAAACAGTATTGTGGCCGAAGATGCACGACAGAGTGATAAGATACAGACCGTTCATGAAATTTAACAACACAAAATATAAAATGACATTAAAAAATAAACTGAAGGAGTTATAATGGCAGATTTGAAAAAAGTATTTGCGCCAAAAGAAAAGTCAATGGGAGTAACAATGGTGCCTGTAATGTTAGGTAGTATGATTTTAAAATTTACACTACCTTTACCTGTGATTGACGAAATTAACAAGGCATATGATAAAGCAAAAAACTTACAACCATGGAATACAGAACTTGCCGGCAAGATTGAAGATGAAAAGTTAGTTACTGATATACTAAGTGATGAAGCAAAAGGTCTTTTCGTTGGGTGTTTTCAACAATATTTAAAATCAATTCAAAAACCTTGGTGGGGTGTTAGTTTAACCACAGCATGGATAAATGAAATGAAAGCCAATGAATATAATCCTTTTCACTATCACACAAGCTTAAAATCTGATTTGGGGTTGTCGTCAGTATTGATGTTGAAAAGACCTAGTACTTATGGTAAAGAATTTTCAAAACCAGACGACCCGTCAAACGGATTTTTAGAATTGACTGGTGGTAATCAAGACCCACTTGGCGTA